CATTGACTTGATACATTGTCCATCGAATGTAGCCACCAGATGGAGTAGTGTAGGTAAAATTCCTACTCTCCGGGGGGGCGCTTCTTATTGAACAGGCCACTATGGGCCTCCTTATTGTTAAGTTTTAGTGTCGTATTCCAGATCAGCCTTACCACCAGGTATGAGCGGGTTTACATCTGGGTCAAGAGCATTATCGTCAGAGATAATGTCAGGTGGTTTTGTATCACCTTTTGGATCTCCATCATCTTGCACCTTCTCTATCTCAATACCAAGAGTTGGCATTAGTAATTTGAAATTTTCCAACTGCTCGTCCACATACTTATTCAAGGCTTCCTTGAACTTGACAGTGTCGTCAGATTCGGCCCTAAAATGCTTCAGTTGGAGATCCACATATGCCTTGCTCTTGTCATCCAACTTGCGCTCGGTGACGATACTGGCAAATGTAGAACCGGTTTCAAATGATAGATTCTTGGCTCTTAGCTCTGCTATTGTACCCTCAAACTTTGTTGTGAGAGTGTCCTCAAGTTTCTTATTCTCATCTGCCACCCGTCGCGTGTGCTGCTGTGCATCATGCGTACTCTGTGTAATAAACTCACGTACAGCAGGTGATCCGGTAAGGGCATCAGCTTCAAATAAGTCTTCTGGTTTCACATTCAAGGTACCAATGGCGGCTTTTACTTCTGAAATATTCATTACGTGATCCTCCTTGGCGAAAGCTGCTATGCTTCCGAGTATTGTTGCGTCGGGAAAGCCCGGATGTGCGTTGGCAGAATTTGCCAGGGCTACTCCTGTGATTTTATTAATTCCCGTAGGCCAGACAGTGTTGCCCTCTCTGGCGAACGTAAAGTCTGCTTCTATGGACGCTACATCGAGATCCAATTCCTGGTAGGCGGGGAAGATGTACATGGCAGCGATGGTCGCAGTAATGTCACCCTCATCCTTCCTTGTGCCTACAATTTCTCCAATCGGTGTACGCCCTGCATGACTATTATCACCGGGAGGACCATGCTCGTTGAATACAGGTGTGTGCAGGAGTACCTTGTCATGTATCCAACCAATAGCGTCCTTGACCCACTTGATGGGAGTCAGTATACCGTCAAGTTGAACATTGCTATTACCCTCATGGGCGATGCGGAAAGCCTTGATTAGCGGACTCGGGTCACTGGTTGCTTTGGTTCTTGCCAGCCACTCCTGATCCACCATCTTTATTATTTCCTCCTGCGCCATCGCCTGCAATTGCGCTTGTAGCCGATAAATCATTTTTCTTATTCTCCTTGATTTTCTCTATCTCTTGGTCAGCATCGAGTTCTGACAAATATGACAATAGTTGTTCGAGGCTCATTGCATTGGCCATGTACATTGGCAAGTACACGTCAGTAATGAGGCCCAGAGACTGGGAACTTGTAAATGGTATCTCTGCATCTATTGCCATCGGGTCCAAGTCCTGCTTGAACTGGTCATTGTACATGCGGATGGCCTTTTGGAATAACTCTTCATATGCACCAACCCAAACTTTGCGCTCCTTGCCAGTACTGAGCTCAATGAGTTCAAGCAAGTTCTCGGCGGTAGCACGGTTGGACAAGAGCTCAGGGTGCCCCAGGAAATGCACAGGTACACCGGTTGCACCGGATATTGCCTGAATGTCGGCCTCTGCCGCTTTCTGGATAGTCGTGAATCCCTCTCCCTTGTACATTTCTAATGAGAACTTACCATTTGCCAACACGAGGGCCTTACCAATGCGCCAGTTATGATTGTCAATACGTGACTGAATGCGCTCGGCCTCACCTACAGACTCAACACTTATTACTGGCGTTGGTGCGGCAAAGAGACTATTGATCTTGCGCCAGTCCCAGAGTTCCTTGTCCAGATCCTCAATGTGACGGAGGACGAAAGCGGCCTTGGGCGGCGTCTTACTGTAATTCGACGCACTGCCACAGAAGCGTTTGTAAATGAATTCTTCTTCAGATAGGTCAAAGTCCAACTTGATGGGCTTACCGTCGGCCCGAGTAGTATCACCTTTATAATATGCCCGCAGGTAATGGTAGTAATCTGGCTCGTCCGCCACAATAGTATACTGACTGGTATTCCATGGCACATAGACTGCACGTATCATACCGTTGGGGTAGGTGGCATTACCCTCTACCGGTAACACGCGCAGGAGGACACGGCCTTCAAGCTCTGTGCCGACTGCCCAATCCTGTGGTGCTTCTTCGTCTATGTTATTGAAGGTAATGAAATCGCGGATGAACTTGAGTTCGCGGACAGCGTCGCCCTTATACCCGCCACGCTTTACGACCTGGACACCACGACCGATCATGAAGGCGGCACGTACATCCACGATGTTCTTGAGGATCATGCAACCCCAGTCGTCTTCCAAATCATACTTGCTGTGCATGACATTTACTTGTGTTTCATATGTCTTGTAATAGTTGCCGGTATAATGCTTATTGCTGGTGGCACTTTCAAGGCCAGTAATGGGGTCAGTTGCTGCCTGGAGGGACACATCCAAGAGGTCTATCTCGTGGGACAGTTCTTCGACCTTGCCATCTGCCTCTTGTATGCGGGTGTCATTCTGTGCTTTCAGGACACGATTATCCTGTTCCAACGCCTGTACTTGAACTTGATATGCGCCGAGTGTGGGCATAAACATGGGGCATCCTGTGGGAAATGAGAACTATATATCTACCGTTACATGACACTGATACACAGTAAGGTAAGGGACGCACATGCAAATGTCAAGTGTAAAATATTTGTAGTGTGGTAGTGAGCAGTATTACTCCCCTGGTCTTGGCATGATGTCCGTCTCTACTACTCCGAAGTAGGAATCCTCTACCCGCTTGATCTTGGCAAGAGTAAAATATCCAATCTCGTCGCACGTATGGTTGTCCTTATCAGAGGGCTTACCATTCTTCACTTTGTACATGAGCATTTCCCTGCGCGTGTGTATGCAGATTCTATTGAACAGGAGCTTTGGACTACCAAGCACGGGTGCCAGAGCATCCTTCACCGCCTCGATCATGCCATCAATGTCCTTTGCGGGAGAGGTAATCTTTGCCTTGGGCAATGCATGTCTCCACTCCTCAATCAAGTCAGGACGACCGTTATCTGGTACTATCTCCTTTACCAATCGCCACCAAGGAGCTTTCTTAGCAAGTTCAATTAGCCTGCCATTGGTTGCCGACGTTTCAGAACTTGTCAGATAGATTTCTGTTACCCTGATCCAAGTGTCAGCGCCCAGACGGGGATCGTCTGCCTTTTGCCACACGCCAAGGGAGAAGGGAGATACTCCGCCAAAGTCAATACTAATTACTACAGGTGCCTCACGCAACTGTACAGATACCAGATGTATTTTCTCATCCCACTCTTGGTCATACACGGTATCACCCATGCCGACTTTCACGCAGAACCAGTCACGCTGCAAAGTGCTCATGCTCAATGTACGCAACTTGTTGATGAAATCTTCCATCTTATAATAGCCGTCTGCCTCTTTCAACTTCTTGTTGCTCGGACATAGGCCATTCAGCGGGCAGGTACTACATTCATAATCACGGCAGGATTCCAGTGCTTCCCACACACAATACTTGAAGACAGCATGACCATGTTCGGCAGCCTTGGCAATTGCACGATCCATCTGACCTGCAACATTATGGTTCGTACTGAACATGCCAAGCACCGATTTATGCCCATACAGTTCCTGTGGCTGGGACAACGCTGCCTCATACACTTCCTCATCAATCTCATCCACCTCATCCAGTTTCAGGCACTGTTGGTGAGCACCACGAACAGCAGTAATGGAGGCAGAGGATATGCTTACCTCTGACCCGTTCTTAAACGTTGCCCGCGTCTTCATCAAGGTGTTGCAGAAATAGCCGTCCGGATCAGTAAGCGCCTTGAATTCAGCCATCGCCTTGTACGATAGGATGGACTGCTCCTTACTACCGCCAAGAATCTTGGTCCCATACTTGGCTTTCTGGCATGATTTTATCCAAGTGTCGAGCCCACCATACAGGTACGTCTTACTGCCTGACCTGCCTGCCCAGACAATATAGTAACTCACGAGCTCAGAAACGATGGCAAACAGTACATCGAAGGGCGCACTGTGATCTGGCTGGTCACAAATATGCTTAGTCCCCACCCGTGGGTGATTCAACGCTGCCAGGAACAGTTGGAGGTCTATCGGCTTCTTGATCGGATTCTCCAGGTACTTCCTCAAAATCTGCTTCCTGTACAACGTCCTCACTTCCCGTGCTTCCTCCTCCGACAGCACCGGGATTCCCTGTGAGGAGGGCAAGTTTTTGTTCATCTGTCGCACCTTCCATGTAAATAGTTAAATTATCGGCCAGTTTAGTCGTGCCGCCCTTCTTGCCGTAGTCGCCACGTTCCAATTCCTTACGGAGCATGATCAGGTCCTTCTGTATGCCCACGAGCTTGACAAAGTCAGATACAGTTTTCACTTGGAACGATGGCTCCAACTTGCCATCCACTAACTTGAAGGTGTCATCCAACACCTGCTTGGTGCGCCCCATGAGCTTCTCTGTCTCGATGATAATATCGTTATCCGAGTACCTGACCTTGCTGCCGATAATGGCGTCCACCTGCGGGTTGCGCTCCCGCTTGATACGACCCGGCCAGTCCAGTTCCAACCCCCAACGCGCAAGGGTGGGCTTCGACTGTGGCAACACCATTGCCAACTGGTCATAGCTTCTGGTAGACCCAAGATTCTTATACTCTTGGTATGCCTGCCGGTGAATAAGTTTCTCCTTCACTTGGGCTCCTTCCAAATGGAGAAACGAACACTGGTGGAGGATGCCCCATAAGATGTTGCCCCTTCTTCCGCATCTGCAATAACAGTAGCGTCTACACCCTTACTGATTAGACTCATTTTCATAATACCCATATCTACTTTCTTGCGACCTGTACTGGTAGTAAGTGACACAGTACCGATACCGTCGTCGACAGCGCTGTTGTCCTCCACTGCCAAGAGAGCTACTGACAGGATTTCGTTGGCGTCCGCTTTTATATCCTCAGCCTCATCTTCCATCATCTTAGCTTTCTGACGCATAAGCAAGGCTTCACTTATAGAAACACGCACACTTAGGTCTTCAATCTGTTCGACGTTCATGATAATCCTCCTACCTCATGATTAGTTTCCACCTGCCGCGTTGGCCGGTTGCGAATGACACTTGCCTCTTTCGGTGATAGGTACATATCACCACGAAACATGCCGGTCTTGTCGGTGAGATATACGACTACTGCACCATTGTCACAGTGTTTTGCATTATCCAGACTGAATTCCAGGCGCAATGGCCCACATTCAACTCTCATTCAGATTCCTCCTCATCCTCAATTTGATCGAAGGTTGTGAGATTATAAGCGCCAAATACACAGCCTATTACAAAACCGAGCACAAAGGCTATAATAATGACTAAAATATACATTGATTCCTCCTTTCTATACACCCCATGTTGGTCCCCCCGCGGTCGCCCCCATCATCAATGTAAATTCCAAAACAGAACGCAATAACCCAACCAAGCATGACAAGAAATCCCAATCCACATGGTGACAACGCCAATTCTACAACCTTACTCCACATCACTTGACCCTTTCCATTGCAAATAATTCACGTATAAAGTAGTTATCAATACTAAAAGCCTTTTGGCATTTTACAAGCATTCTACAGAGGGCAAGAGAAGTCGAAAAGTTACTTCCGGCACAACCACAGTACAAAGAAATAGTATGCCCATCATAATGAGTCTCACTCGGGTCTGCTATAATATACCGTACAAACAAAGCAGACAGGATAATTGCCTTTTCCTTATCACAGGCAACTGTCATACACATACTACCACGAGCGGCAGCCTGAGAACACCCTTGTATTGTATTTAACTTACTACCACGCTCCCACTCTTTTTCAAATTCTGCGGGAGTGTATTTTGTGAAATGCCCATTACCTTCAACGCAACGTTCCATCGCTTGCTCCTTTCCACGATTCCATGTCCTTCCAGTTAAGTCCTACCTTTACATCGGCAATTACTGGGACTGAAAGCTCTACGGCCTGCTCCATGATAGTGACAAACTCGGGGATGATGGCATCCAGAATATCATCCTCGATTTCCCAAATCAATTCATCATGCACCTGTAGAAGCGGCCGCACAATGTAGCCCGCAGACTGCCACGCATCGTTTACGGGCGTCAAGTCTACGATTGCTTTCTTCAGGATGCCGCCTGCCCCCATTTGTATTGGGGCGTTCACTGCCTCACGTAAGCCCGACTCCTGAATCCACTTGTGCGACGAATAAACTTCAGGTATGTGACGACGACGACCAAACATATCCACCACATACCCGTTGCGACGAGCAAATGCCTTGATCTCCTCCGTCCACTCAAAGTAACCACAGTACAAGTCCTTCCACGACTGAAGGAATAACTCACAATCATCTATATCAAAGTCAAAGATGTCCTCCTGATAGAATTTGGCAAGTAACGTGGGTGCAAACATACCATATATGGTACCAAAATTCACTGTCTTCGCTGGCTTCCGGTGGCGATTACTGTCAATATTTTCCGGCGCAAGTTGGAACATGCCACAAGCAGTCTTCATATGGATATCCCCATTATTACGATATACATCAAGCATGACTGGGTCTTGCGATTCATCCGCCGCCTTACGAAGCTCTATCTGGCTGTAATCAATCGCAACTAAGTGGCATCCTGGTGGTGCAATAAATCCTTCTCTGACACGTCTACCGTCTTCGGATCGAGCCGGCTGATTCTGCAAGTCTGGGTTACTACTTGCAAGTCTTCCAGTTGCTGTACGAGTTGAGCTGAGAGTGGTATAAACTCTTCCATTACTTTTTGCAACCCTTGGAAGGACGCTGACATATGTGCTATTGAGTTTTCGATAGCCACGGTAATCCTGTATAAGTCTGATAAGTTCGTCTCCACGGTGGGCGGCGAGCTCTTTGGCGTCGGTGGACCTGATATCGAGTCCTCGTGCTTTGAGTACTTCGAGGACTTGCTTACTGGACCCAGGGTTAAGGTATCGCCCGCACAGTTCTTCAATTGTCCCAATAAGTCTCTCTGATCTTTCATCAAATTCCTCCTCCAGTTTGTAAAAGTGTTCCTTATCAATAAGCATACCATTTTCCATCATTTGCATGAGCATGGGTAGCATTTCCATGTCGCGCCAGAATACTTCCTCCAGATTCTCCTCGATGATGCGCGGCCAAAGGACATCGTACAGACGCAAGGTTGCATCCGCATCCATACAGGCATACTGGGTGGCATCCTTGATCTTGATATCAGATAGGTAGCCCGGTTCCAACACACCCAACACTGGCTCTATCATTTCCCGATCCGCTGTCCTGTCCTTATGGTTCCAGTACCCAACCATAGTCATGGCAGCAGTGCCTGCCTCATACTTCTTCAAATACCGCTTTAGCCTGCCACTTATATTTTGCGGAAACTTGATATGCTGAGTGCCATCGGGCTTAATTACCAGTACGGGATCAGGGTCGGGCCATGTACGCTTTATAACCCTTGCCACGTAGCGACGGGCCTTCTTCTCTGCCGCTTCCCGTACCATTTCACTATATGATACCAGATTCATATTGCACTTGCGGTAGGACAGTATCTTCAAGCCGATGCGAGACTCACCGAGCAGATATGCCATCACCATAGTGTCCGCTACCTTGCGTGGATGTATGTCCACCTGACGCATAATACCTACATCGAAGATAGCATTATGTACTACCGTTAACACATCGGACGACTCCAACTCAGTACGCAGCACATCTATGGCCTGCGAATTACCATCAGTCAGAGCCATCCGAGCAATACCGGGAGCAGAACACCACTGGATAGACCAGGGCATATCACGCACAGTTTCAGTATCAATTGCTACCAGTCTCATAGACCACGACCCTCCGCAAGATCTTGGGTCCAAGTAGTATCACTTTCCGGTATCTTGCCCTCAGACTTTGCGAAGTCAGCCCGATCTCTGGCATCAAAGTAGTCTTCAAACTCATCAGCGGGGGACAGATCCATATTCACCAATTGATTCTTTATGCACCATGGGTGATTGTTGCCAAACTTGCGTGTTGGATTTTCCGTGTTATTTCTCCAATTCTTCAAGTCTAAGTTCCAGTATTGCGACACGGTAGAGCAGAAATCTCTCTACTTTTCCGCAAGAGTCTTCATAGAGCTTTCTTGGCGGAATCACAATGGTAATATTTTGCATTTCTTGCTCTAACTCTCTAATACGCAAATCAATTTTATAATCTTCAATTTCTGGCATGTCATTTCTCCAATTTATAATCGAGTTTAATAGCTGATTCTGGACGTGGAAGCAGTTGTCCCCGTATGACTCGCCCGAGCGCAGTGAAATCCTCAATGACATCTTTCATTTGCCGGGGCGAGTGCAAACCATATGCGGGATGATATAGGGGGATAACAATTACATCGAACAATCCTATGTCCCAATGAAACGGTATACCATGCACCTTATCCATAGTTATTTTCCCACCAAGAAACCATTGAGTTGCGACACGTCCAACGGCTCCTATAAAACGCGGCGCTATCTCTGCTATCTTCCCAGACAACTTGACATCACAAAATGCGATCTCATCTGCATGGGGATCTCTGTTGCCAGGTGGCCGACACTCGACCACATTATCCAACCAGAAGTGTTCGCGCTTAATCTTAGTAAACCGTGACAGGTACATGGATAATTCCTGCCCCGACTTGCCAACAAAGGGCTCACCGTAGGAATCTTCATCGGCTCCCGGTGCCTCGCCCACAAGCATACAGATAGGATCATCCGGACCTGTGCCCCAGACTGGACGGTGGCCGAGTGGGCATTCTGAGATGTTGCATTCCCTCTTCACTTCTTACCTACCTTTCCATGAAATTGTGCATGGCACTGGTCACACAATGTGACCACATCATGCAGACGCTCCATGTATGGACACCTATCATATGTACGATGATGTACCTGTAGCGGGTGCTCCTTGCCACAGATTGCACACCTATCACCGTCGAACTCGCGCCGCAAACGGGACAGCGTCTTCCAGTGTGGTGTCTTCAAGTATGCTCGATACTGGAGTTTATTCATTGTGGCTGTTCCCCTTTCTTTATTTCCATAATAACGTGAAGAGTAACGCATTTTTTAACTGCACCCTCATAATCTTTTTCCAATTTACTCATAGGCATTTCTGCGTAAGTATGCACAGTACGCTCCTTTACCCCCAATTGCTCACTAAGTACCTTTGCACCTAACCCAAAACGCCTAACAAACTGAGAGTTGCTACAATGGGGCTCTTTTCCGTTCTTTGCGCGCTTCTCTCTAAGCACACATCCTATTGCAGTACACTTCTCCAAGCGCTGGGAAACTGCCTGCCTGCTCACGCCTATTTTCCGTGCTATCATAGTTACTGTCATAAAACCGTCTGGGGTGCTGTACAATTTGCTCTTGCGCCCTACAAACTTATTTATTTCTCGTGCGTCCCAACTAAAGTTGTCGGGGGAATATTTTTTTGAAATGTCAGGACGGTTTAGGTAAAGGCCCTCCTTGTAGCCAGTACTGTCAGCAAACTCCTTAAATGCATCATATGATTCTATCCATGGTCCATGAGCTACATCATAACCACGGCGAGATAATGAGGCCCATGTTTTATATAATTGGGTGCCCACTTTTCTTACTTTTCTCAGATGTCCTTTTATAGCACAGCTTTTACATTGAGTAGAAGAACCCCCTCTTAAACAGGAGGTAGAGACTACGCTTTCATTTCCACAAGTACATTGGCATAGCCATGTACCTTTAATAGAACTATCTCTTCTCAAAACAGTCCACTTACCAAACTTCATACCCTCCAAGTGTGCTACTCTAGGGCTACAGGAACGGCACCTTGTAGATAGCCCGCTTCTTAATGAGCTGCCAACTACATCTTCAATAGTACCACACTCACATTTACATTGCCACTTAGAGCCTTTACCACCCACGTATTTTAGTGCTGTCCACTTACCAAACTTTTTACCTGTAATATCAATAAGTTTAAATTGCATTATATCTCTCCTTTTAATTCCTGTGTAATGGACGAGGACAACTTCTTGCCGATACCATCCACCTCTTGCCAGTCAGCTTCTGACGCAGATACCATATCAGATACGGAATCAAAGCGATCCTCAATGAGCTTGGACTTTTCCCAACCGATACCAGACAGGTGACTTGCAAGGCGGCGCACCAAACTGAAATGTCCGAAGCTAGCAACCCTTCCAGTTTCCGGTTGCAGGTGGGCCCGATGCTCAGAATAGTCCTTGAATGTCCACCAACGGTGAAGGGTGGACACAAAATTTGCCGTATCCTGCATACTACATGTCACAGACCAACGAACCCCTGTCGTAACAGTTATCGTATTTAGGAACAACCAAATGTCCCGCATCATATAGCAGGCACGTCCATGTCCGAACGGTTGCCACTTGCCACCCTTGTACTCGCACAGGACACCGGAAGCATCCGCTTTGAATAGACCCTCTACGACCAGATACACCTCATTGTACCCGTTGAGCAGGCCAGTTAGCTGGTGCCCAGTGAACCTGCCAGACTTGATACAGTCAAGCAAGTCACCAATAGTCTTGCGCTCGATACCGATCTGCCATGGGACATTGCCGGGCCCATTGCCGACAAAGGCAAAGTCTGCATACTCAAGGTTGGCAATAGTCGCAGTACCGGGAGGAAAATATGGCAACAGTTCGCCACTACCACGTCGCCTATCAACCCTTATCACGATGCACACCACGGGCTTTCTCATCCAGATAACGTGACTTCAAGGTTGACAGCTTAATATCATACCACCGTTTGCAAAACCACTCGGTCAACGGCCTCCAAGAAACAGGAGTATTAGCCTCACGAGCTCTATCTATTGCAGCAAATTGTACATGTGTCAGCTTCGTACTCTTCCCTGCTACCGACAGGGCATCGATTTCCGCGAACAATTCGGCCTCAGTAATTTCAATTTCTGTCATGACTATATCTCCACAGTTTTAGTTGGTGTTATATTCCACACCTTCGAGCGCGTATACAGCTCCTCATCACCTGCACGTACAAGGATTCCGCCAAATTGAGGAGTGGATAATCTGGCACCCGGGATGCGCCAAACATATGGCGTCTTCAACTGCCAAGCAGGAGTGACAATACATATGCCATAGCCCTTTGCCACTGGCACACGGATTTCCGCATTACGGTGACGGTGGGAGCGCACAACTATTTGTGGTGCTTCCCGATTCCAGCGACCCGCCTCAGCACATGCCTCCTGATACTCCTTCATGAGCGCCGTGGTCTCGTATGCCATACTACCAGTGGTACCAATATGGTGCAGGATATTCACTAGTCCCTTACCACCAACATTGACATTCATGTCCCACCTAGCAGACTGTCCCTCGTCATTAGGTATTGCGCCAAGATCCCGTGCCAATTGTTCCTCTGACTGTGCGCTCTTGTCCACATGTGACTCAGTACCACGGATCACGTAGAAGTTTCCCTCACACTGTTGCACAACCGGATACAGTATCAAGTTCGCAATATACCTCTGGTCAACAAGGTTGTTCGATATTTGCACAACCGATTGCTTAACCACCCCATCAGTCGTATCCCCATTTACTACTACGGCAAAGGGTTCACCCCGTGTCGCCTGTGGAACCCACTCGCCCCAGAATTCCTCCCACCAAGCCCACACTTTTGCCTGCAAGTCCGATGCAGTGTAGAAGCCACCGTCATCGAGTGAGATATTTACGGGAGGGCATAGACCCAAGCGACTTCCACAATGGAGATCAGAAACTACGATCAGATTATTGATCCTCGTCTTTACTACCATGTGCTTCCTCCTTGCTGATGAGACTATCAAGATATGTTGCCACTTGACTGAGATTCTTCTGTGCTGCCTTCAATGCTATAGAAGCCTGAAATAACTCACAACGAGCAATGTTTTTCCTATGCGTGATATCATCTGCCACTTTATCGTAAGTCATAATCTCTCCAGAAAAAAATTCAGTAATTTTTGAAACGTTGTTTACCAAAGTAAATGCTACTTCGTGAATAACTATCATTAACAAATAGGATACCCTTTGGAATCAGTTGCGCCCATGTCATAATGCATCATAGCCCACATACTAATTATAAATGAGAAGATGACTAAAGCATACTTGCAAAGTAAAAACACGCAACTTTCATATTTATATTGCCTACTTGTTAATAATCCATCACTCTGCTTATACAAGTTATTTTCTGTCTTGACACACAATTTGCCAGTACTACCTACACTGCCTACAACCCTAATACCAGTGATGGTTCCCAAAAACTCATTGCGCCTGTTAGTCTCATATGACAAGAGGCATAGTAACAAGAGTATAACTCCTATTATTATTATGTAACCCCTGTATATGGGTGTATTACTCATTACTCACTACCTCCTACTTTGCCGTTATCTGATTCAACACATCAGTGCGTCTGGCTTGACTCTTGGTATATTCCCGCCAGAAGCGGCGACGCTCGTGCCGAGTCCAGCCGAGATCCTTCAATTGCCAGTCGATATTGTCGAGGATGCGGATTGCCCGATTATACTTGCGGATGAGATACCATGAGCGAATACTCTTGTACCATTTCATTCAATACCTTCCTCTCCCAATGCAATAACAAAGTCATCATATCCCCAGTCAGTGTGATCAGTGTCGGGAAACACATCTACTGCCAAGAATGGGAAACTACACATGGGACCAGAATACTCCTCACCTGCCAGAAATGTATTCA